TCTTACGTTCTCTTTCTACAGCAATAAGATTTTTATCGGTCTTGATAAACTCTCTGGCTTGACGCTCTGCTTCGTATTTAGCTTTGCGATAACTATCAAGACTGATTTTACCCTCGTCATAGAGTTTCTTAAGGGTAGCAAGTGTAGTGGTAAGCTTCTTGTTAGCCTCAACCATACGAAGTTGGGCAGCACCAAGGGCACTATACTTTTCTTTTGTAAGGTTGGCTTCTTTACTAAGGTTTACAAAATCCTTAGCGGTTTGCTTAAGCTTCTCAGAGCCTACAACCTTAATATCAAGTCTTGCCTCAGCCATTTGCGACCCTCAAGTATGTTCTATCAAGTTCTTTAATACCTTCAATCTCCCAAGCATTAAGGAAATTGTTAGTAAGTTCCATCCAGGATTTTATCTCTGTGTAGGAAATGGGGAGAGGGCCATTAAAACCTTGTCCCCTTGCACTGCTCAAACTAATAAAGGCAGACCAGAGGTAAGACGCTGCGGGAGGAAAGTCGGGTCCATCTAGTTCCTGCGGTCTTTTCTTAGTCTGCCTTTCTATTTGCTCTAGATGTTCTCTAGGCGTTGTTCCACTCTGATCCGGCTTGTTCAATTCAAACTGATGTTCAGCGAATGCTACAAGATCCGAAATCAGAGTTTGGTAAAATCCAGACTATCAGCCCAAGCAGCTTCGATCTGAGGACGAATCCAGAAGGCATCTTCGTAGATTTCCTTAGCCTTGGCTACAGTAAGCTTAGGAGGATTTTCACCATCATATTCGATGTCCCAAGATTTTGTAGTCTTGGCCATAAGTTCAATCTGGTCTTTTTCCAGATCTTCTACATCAATGTCTAGGGAAACTTTCTTAGCGCGTTGCATCTTGTTAAGGCGTCTGTTCTGCAACTCATAGTTAACCTTTTTGTACTCCTTGGTATGGGGAGCAAAGAGTTCAATAGTCATACCAAGAGGACTAAGGTCACTGGGGTGAAGAAGTTCCACAACTACAACATCAGAGGTAGGTACAAGTTTTTTCAGGTCCATCGGGATTTCCTTTCGGGTGTTATCGGGGTTATCGTCGGGTAGTAAAAAGAGGGGAGGACCAGACCCGACACCAGCCCTCCCCAACCCTAGCTAGGGTATTCCGTATTAAGCGGGACGAGTAATAGACAGGTTGGTCAGTTCGGTCGAATCATAGAGCGAAACAAACGACATGGAGATGAGGCGGCTCGTAGGACCATCCACACCAACATCTGCCGAGTTAATCTTAACTTTGGGGAAGAGGAAGGTGTAAGTATTACCCGAGGGGTCAGCCACAGAGACTTCAATCTCAGTTTCAGTTTCGTTCAGGAAGCGGTTAATCAGCGAGGCATCTTCAAAGTAAGCAGAGAAAGTGCCTTCAACAACTGCACGACCAAATTCCAGAGAGGGGGTAGTATCTTCCCCAATGACAAAGGTCGGAGCAAAAGAGTTGGTCACAGAGAAGTCCAGAGCAGTGACAATAGCCACAGACGAAGCGGCCCCAACGTTACCAATAGCCAGATCCCCAGAATAGGAATCAAAAGGTTGAGCTACACCAGAGCCAGTGCTGGTTTTTTCTGTGGCACTGATGGCCATATCCTTACCAACAATACCAAAGGTACCAACAACCATCTGGTTAGGGGCAAGGGAAACGCCCATGCTATTAACAGTACAACCAGTAAACAGACGTGCTTGGTCAATATCAGCAGCGTAATCTTCGAAAGTCAGAAATTTTGGTGTAGTACCAACCTTAAGGACATTGGTAGACCAAGTAGACAGCATTGCCGATTCCATGAGAGTATCGTAGTTACCATCACGAAGGTCAGCAACAATATCCCCAGACACTTGGCGGTTGCCATGACGATCAACACGGGGCATACGATCCGGTTGAATATCATTACCAGCAACACGATCCTTGGTGAGATTCAAAGAGTGCGTAGTAAAGGGGAGTGTGGTGTAAGAAGTTGCCACAGTTCCAAAAGTGGTTTCAACACCATAGGAAAGGCGAGAACGAGAGCCTTGTGCAAAAGCCATGTTAGTATTCTCCTACTAGGATTATTTGTAAATGTACCATCTGATAACCACTGGAATAAAGTACCAAGGTGTATCGTGGATACCCTGTCTTCTTTCTGCGTAGTCAATGGATACGATGATAGTTTCAGCGGAAGCGTTTGTGTAGGAAATGTCTGTAGTTGCCTCAAAAGCTTCTACCAAAGTCTCTGCGATAGCATCCGCAGTACCGGGGCCATTTCCCTCGGGGGAATAAACTGTAACAATGAAATTGCCAGTGTAAAGTTGTTGGGGGTTAAGGCCCCTAGCAGCAGGGCGTCTACTAACTGGCTGAAAAGAAGATTTGACATATGAGGTTCCAAGAGTAGGATCATAGTTTACGTTTTCATAGGCGATAGGAGGGATACCAACAATATTAGCTAGTTTACCTTCAAGAGCAGCCCTGATGTCTCTATTAATATCAGCCATTACTCTTCTCCACCGCTGCCATAGTATCTTTCGTAATTCTTACCATAGCCCTTGGGTTCCCCAGAAAACTGCAAAGCACTAAGACCTTCATAGATGTAGTAACCGTGCTTATATTCTACAAAGACTGCATGTGGAGAGTCATTCCTGACAGTAATAGTATCGGACTCAAAGTCTAGTTTCTCTACATCACCAAGAAGTTGATTCAGGGCAATCTCTCTGTTTTGGTCTCCGCCCGAACCCCTCTTTCTCCTTTTAGAGTCGTATCCCCTACCCCGAGTGTTATTACTCTTAATAGAGTGAGACTCAATGTAGGCACCAGTATCAACCGGGGAGGCTGTAGCAAGATACTCAATCACCTCATCCAAGGCACCACGGATAACAGCTTCTTGGAAACTATTAATAGCATCTGCTTCTTCTTGAAATCCTGAGAGTGTAATCTTAACGCCCATTATTCTCTCACATCACAAATATAGCAGATAGCAGTGGTACCAGAGAAGATAGAAACTACAGAGTTAATTCTGACGCTTTCATTAAAACCTACAATCAGATCTTCTTCATCAGGTACTACAGCCAGTCCTTTAGCAGCAACCAAACACTTACGACTAACCTTACGAACCAAATCTGTATTTAGGTTAAGGCCGTTATCGTAGTTGTAGAAGTAACATTTGATTGAGTAATTGGTAGTAGCACTTCCTGAGACAGAGCCTGTTGTAGTATCGTAAGAGCCAAAAGTTGTTACCTTCCTGAGAGTGGCTTCCTGACCATAGTCTTCAACCAACTTAAGAAGGTCATAAGACCTAAAGGACATTGGTAGCCCCCCTTACTCGAAATCATTGTAGTAGTCTTCTACAGAATCCACACCATTCTTGAAACGATCACGACGAAAAGCTGGACGAACCCTGTTAGTATTCTGACGAACTGCGTCAATCCCAGACACAGTAAGCCCGCCTGCGTAGACAGAGAAGGATCTTCCTGAATTACGGAGACCCTCTTGTTTGAGTTGGAAGGAAAGTTCCCTATACTTTTTACTCAGATTGTCATAGTCAGCAGAGAGGGCACCATCAAGCTGTGTATCTACTTGACGAGCAAACTTTGAGGACAGGGCCATAGCACACTGAGAGGCTGCATAGTAGACGTTGTTGTTAGTCTGTCCCAGAGCAAACGCAATCTCTTCATTCTGGATAAGTTGGTCTGTAGTATCAGTATCTCCTACGAGAAATCGCACCACATTAGTACGACCACTAAGATCGTCAGTATCAAGATTAGTTGCATCATAGGACCAAGACATTACAGGCTCTCCAAGTGTCCGTAGTTTCTGCGCCAGCTACGGATAAGGCCACGTTGTTTATCGGGTACAGCGGATTTCCTACACTTACGAGTGTTGTACTCTACTGTAGTGCGGGAATGTTTCTTTACTTTTTCATTGATCTGGTCTACAAGAATACGAAGGGCTTCAATATCCAGGACTTCAAGACCATCTCCAACCCTTCTTTCAACTTCCATCTTTTCATTGTGGTACAGATAGCCGTTGTTATAGAGAGTTTGGATCTTGTCAGAATCCATAGACATTTCTTTCCAAGGAAACTCTTGTTGGATACCCCAATCTTTGCCAGCAGCAGTAAAAGCAATCTTTACAAAGAGGGGCCTATCAAACTGAAAGGGCATTTTATGAAGCATGTCGGGATACCTTTTTTTGTATAGGGAGGCCACCTAAGCAGCCTCCCCAGAGTTATCTTAGGCGATAACGGTATTGAAGAAGTAACCGAGGTCAGCGCCGACGACTTTCATATCGTAAGCCATCTTGACCTGAATATGTTCAGCAACACCAACACGACGCAGGGCATCATCCGAGAACGATTCCACGGTCACACCGAGGTTGTTCACACCCGGCATGTTGTTCCATGCGAAGGTTGCACCAGCAGCCGGGGTCATCAGACCAGCCGAACGCGGGGTATGAACCAGCAGGGCATGTTTACCACCGATGAAGGCATTCGACTCAGCAATACCTTCTGCCGACGAGTTCTTGACAGCTTCCATGACGTAGAAGTTTTCCACTTCAAAGATTTCTGCAAGCTTGGCGTCAGTAATCAGGGCGGTATTGGTGACGGTTGCACCACCATTCAGGCGAGCCAGAATATCCGGGTGATTGACCAGCTTGTCACGGACTTCTTTACCAACAACCATAGTATTGGGCTTGAAGCCACCCGACTTGAGTTGGACAGTACGACGAGCGGTCGTAACATCCGAAATCGGAGTCGAGTTGGTGTAGTCCGACCACAGGTTCGACGGAGTAAGATCCGTACCCCAGATTGAGGCAGCGAAGAAGGTCGAAGCAAACTGCTCTTCACGGTGAATCAGCAGACGGTTGACGAGAGTTTCAGCACCAGCCGAACGAATGTCCAGAGCAGCATCTTCGTTAGCCAGAGTTTGTTCGTCAAAGTCCATACCCAGACCATAGACATCTGCGAAGTACGACGAGTTCGAAATCGCCATACCAATGCGCTCAACTTCGGTACGCGGGGCGAGTTTCTTAACGTCGCCAGTGCGGTTCATGTTGGCACGGTCGTAGATGTAATATTTGTCCGACTGACGAGCCACACCAATGGTGGGGAACACTTTGTCAGCAATGTAGTTGGACTGTTCTTGCACATAAGCCAGCGTCAGATTCGAGAGCGGCTGGTCGATATGCACAGCAGAGGGAGTCAGCATAGGCATATTATAAATCCTTTTATAGCAATTGCTGGTTAATTATTAAGCAACAATGTTGCCGCCTTGGATCAGTTCCATCTCAATGATTTGACCGTCCACACCAGCTTCACGGGCATAGCCCATAGTGTAATCACCCGAAGCAGCAGTCAGGGCAGTACCATCGGCACCAACCTGAATAGCGGCACCAGCAGCAATCGTACCACCAGCTTCCACCATGCACGAACCGCTCACGCAGACCGTAACAGCAGCACCGGCTGCACCACCGACGAGGCAGATACCGATAGCGTTTTCACCAGCGGAATCTGCCAGATCAACCTGACCATCCGACTCAAGGGTAACGAATTTGAATTGTGCCGACGAGAGGTCTTCGCCAGCAATGAAAGTGCGATTATCGCGGGACTGCATCACAGCCATTGTTATTCTCCTTTATAGGATTTGTTAATCAGAGCTTTGCCTTCTTCGGTCTTAGCTACAGCAGCATAAGCCTTGGCGTATTCACTCTTCTTAAATTTGTTGGTTTCCATGTAGTTTTTAACCAAAGCATCCAGCTTGTCGGCAGCGGAGTCAAACTCACCATCAACACCCGACTTACCAAATTCTTGCATAGCCGCTTCGAAAGCTTTGTCAGCAGCAGCCAGAGCCGCCATGATAGCTTCATCTTCACCAAAAGATTTAACCAGTTTCTTGGCTACACCAACCTCAAAGTGAGGCAGAGCTTCTTCCGCTTTCTTGGTGAGGATAACATCTGCTTTTTCAATAGCAGCAGTTTCAAGGGCCTTGAGAACAGGGGCAGGAATATCCGCCTTAACCACCATCTCACCCTCGACTTCGATCATCTCGTCAGCAGCTTTTTTCTCAATAGCTTCTGCTTTAATGACAAAACCGTTTTCAATAAGACCCTTACGAAGGAACTCATTTTCAATACGAAGAGTCTCTGCTTTAGTCAGGGCTTCTTGAAGATCGGCTTTGAGGGCCTCAACATCTTCTTCGGCTTTTTCCAGACCTTCGCCGTCTTCATTATCACCTTCCGACTTTTCCATTTGGTAGCCGCAGGCTTTCATTGCCTCTTCTTCGGTGACTTCGTTTTCTTCCATGTAAGCCTTAACTTTGGCCTTCATTTCTTCATCCATTTTTTCAACTTCCTCTTGGGAATCGTCACGCTTGAAGAGGCTTACCATTGCCTGAGCATTGGCTGGACGATCCACTAGGGACAGTTCCTCAAGCATGAGGTTTTTAAGTAGATTAGGCATTCCAATCTTCCTTTATTGCACGACCGCCAATGCTAAATGCGGCCAACTCACCACTCTTGACCATATCCCAAACTGCATCATCATAGACTTTATAAGCCACAATCCAGCCTTCGCGGTCAGAGTGAATACCAAGAGCCTCACCAATTTCCTTGGTGATAGGGAGAGAGTGCACAACAACACCAACCTGCTCCCCAGTGTGCATAGCTTTACCTACACGCACATGCTCCATGAAATCGTTCACTGCTTTGACAAGAGTTTCAGGTTCAATCATATCGCCTTGGCGGTCAATAACGGGTTCGCCCTTTTCCGTAATAACCGAGGCCCAACCATATACCATGCGCTGCTCATCATCAGCTTTAAGAATTTTACCTTCAATGTTTTTAGTCATTGTACTCACCGAAACATCTGCTTCCCACATCCTACAAGACCAGTAACGGGCAGAAGTTTTGTCCGTAGCAGTGTCACAAGAATGACGAGAACGAAAATTAGCGCGAGCCTTTGGGTTATCACGACGAATCTCCATGTTGGGATCGCCAAAAGTGACTCGCTTTACTTTGTCACCATCCTGAACAAAAACCTCAAACTTCTTGTTACCACCTTGGATGCGACGGGGCTTATTCAGGGAGACTTTTTGTCCCTGATATTCTGCCTTCTGAATGTCCTCTTTCAGAATTTCTTGGATCACTACACGGAGCATCTCTAGGCGGCTCTCAGGGGCCTCTTCAGGCCCTTCCTCT